ATGTCAGATTAAATCCAGCTTGCGGCGTGATAGTTATGAGGACCTGCTTATATCCTCGCGAGCACACTGACGATTCGGGAAGTGCCGAATAATCATACTGGTGTCCAACAAAAGAGCCACTGTTGCTATTTTGCGGGCTGCTTCCATCCCCCCAGTCAACGATATAATTTCCCGACGCAATGAGTATTTTTGGTATATTTCCCACGCCGTTATAGACGCCAAACAGGATTACTACTTTTTGCTCGCCTGCGGGGATATCCGGCATAGGCAACCAGTCGGCGGGGCGGACCCACCCCTGGACCCGCTTATTTATCAAAACCTTGTGTAGGGATAGATCGTTCTTCATCCCACCACCTCTATTTCGGATAAGAAATCCCCGTCGCTGTCGTAGGTAATCGAGTAAATCCTCTGGCCCGTTTGCGTGACGCCATCGGCAGCGAAAAACGTAACCGTCCTGGTCGTATAGGCCGGCGAAGTACCGCCGGATAGTACGGAGCGCTTGCGGAGATTACCGAGGGAGTCGCGGAATTCGATAGTTGTGAAAATGCCGCTTGCATCCTTGTTGGAGCACTCGACGGAATACCCTTCGTAGCTCTCGCCGGCGGCTCCTTGTGGTCCAGCAGGGCCTTGTTCCCCCTGTGGACCAGTGGCGCCCTGTGGGCCCGTTTCCCCTTGGATACCCTGGATCCCCTGCTCTCCCCGTGGACCAGCCGGCCCGGTTTCACCTTGTGGTCCGGGTATACCTTGGGGGCCTTGAGGTCCTTCAGCCCCGGTTGGGCCGGCTGGTCCAGTTTCCCCTTGAGGCCCCGCTGGGCCCTGAATCCCTTGTGACCCCTGTGGCCCTGCGGGACCGGTTTCCCCCTGGTCGCCCTTGTCGCCTTTCGGGCCGCGAGGGCCGGGGCTTCCGATGTTCACGGTGTAAACAAGCGGCCGTTCGCTGGCGCCGATTGTATAGACTACTTCGGCCATCGCTTACTCCTTCATCAGCGTCGGGCTGATCTCAATTGTCCCCTGGAGGGCTCTGTCTTCGTCCAGCCTGACCTCGATATAGAGGCGGCTGGTTTCCCGATGGCTTTTCCCGGACGCAGGGATTGCCTCGGTTTCGGCCGCAGTCAGGCTCAAGGTAAAGTTCCCTCCAGGACCGTCTGTTATAGTGAATAATGGTGCGGCTAGGACCTCCCTGGATTTGGCGCTGTCCTTTATGATGCAGACCCCTGTCATGCCACTTATATCTACAGGAGTATCGATTCCGTTCTCTCGCTCTGATACATTTACGCTTATTCCCCAGGGAGAGCCCTGTAGAATGCCGTTTCCGTTCGCAACAGTGAGGTCAATTGTCGCCGGTTTTATCATTGATTTTTTTCTCCTTGTCCAACTCCGGCCGGTATAGGGCCGATCGCTGCACGTTATTGGCGACGTTGAGCCCCTGGGATATTCCAGAAAGCGTGATAATGGCTGCGACTATAGCCTTGGAAATTGCCTGAGCCCCATCTCTGTCGATTGCTATGGTTACGAAATAAACCGCCAGGACGCTGGCCAGGCTGGACCAATAGGTCGCGGCCTTGGTTAGCGGGTTGAATTTCACTCTCTTGCCTCCTGGAAATGGGCGGGGTCCTGCTCATCGCCCGGCCATGTATATCCCGCCTCGATGCCATGCCGGGCGGCGATCTCGGCCATTCTCGCCCAGCCTACCCATGTTTTCGGAGCCCACCAGATTCTATCTTTCTTGGTCGGCCAAATATCGAGGGCTAGCCCCTCTAGGTGTCTGCTCTCCATGGTCCATGTCACGGGCTTGACCGCTTCCCGCTCGCCGATCTCGTAAAGTGCCGCCCGTTTATAGAGGGCCTGGACAAATTTCACGGCCTGCTTTCGGTACTTGGCCGGCGCATAGCTAGCCAGGAGCCTGGAAAAATACGCTATCTGCGTATTCTGGCTCCGTAGGGTTTCCAGGACGATGAAACCGTCAGAGCCCATGCATTTAAAATTGCTCGTGTTCGCTTTGAGGTCAGCGATAAATGCCCAGGCTTTGGTTCGGAAAGGCTCGGCGAGATCTTCTATTTTCGTACTCATTCCCGGTGCTCCCCGGCTGCTGACCGCGCCGGCGTTTGGACTGTGGGCGGGGCTATCTTGTCTATCCTATCTTTTATGTCCCGGATCATATCGGTGAGGTTATCGATTTTTTCGTTTATCTTGCCCAGGTCAACGTCGGTGCTATGGGTCTTCCCCTCTAGGGTCTTGATTTCCTTCCCCTGGGCAATGACTTTTTCTTCTAAGGCTTTGATCTGCGCGTTGCGCTCTCCCTCTTTCACGGCGAGTTGCCTCCTCTGATGTAGCGTTGCCCAGATAGCGCCTATCGCAGTTGCTATCGCTAAAATCTGCCCCACTGTGGCAAGATTTATGGTTATGTTCATTCCGGCATTCCCTCTTCGGAGTCGATCATTGTAATCTCATCAATGATTAGCTTCTTCATATAATGCCCTTGTCTATTGCTGCGGCCGTGGCTTCATTAGTCCCAAATATGCCAATAGGGTAAAAATATGCTGTTCCTTGTGTTCCTTGCCGCCGTAATCGATAGTTGCCGGGGTTGATCGCTGTTGCTACCACAGCAGTTTCTTCCGCCGCGGCCCCTGCTACAGCCATTTCGCAATATGTCCCATTGTGATTTAGTTCCAAAATCGCGGAACATCCAGCAGTTGATCCGCCTACGGCCTTAATTATGACAGTTAATGGTTTGGTCACTTTAAATGCCGATGTTTGACTTGTGGTTGACCTTGTTTGGTGTCCATTAAACGGATTTGAATCATCATCGATACCGTAGCAATCATTTATTTCAGCAGCTTTCAAAACACCTGTTACTTCTGCGTTAACTAATTTAGCGCCATAGGCTTTAATAATCTGGTTTGTAACATCGAGCAAAAATCCAGCAGTTGGATTCCCTCCAGCTTCTGCGTAATCATGGCTTTTTAAATATCCAGCAGGAAGAAGAGTAATTTCATTGGTGAATAATTTAGCCAAAAATACAGTTACTGCTGCCAGGCTCTCGAAAAATATAGTAATCCCATAATCGGACGCTGTGCCATAGCCGTTTTTCTCTGCCCAGGCTACGTCCGCTAAACATGCGGAAATCTTGGCTAAGAGTACTGGATTTGTCGTGTAGCCGGTATCGCCAGAAACAGCACTGATGCGCGTCGGAGTCCCTTCGTTGTCGTAATAAATACCAAGGGCGACAGCGGGGTTTTCTCCTCCGAATACGACCCACCAATCGCCATTGTTTCTGGTTGCGGGGTGCTCTTCGTTGTAGAGTCCCAAGTTTTTTGGTACATAGGAGACTATATCAGCAGCGGCTATCATCGACGGCCCATCTGTCACCCAGGCATCGGTATACTTGTACCACTGCTTTGTGCTTGTCATATAAACCCGGTCCCCAGCTATCATGCCGGTAAGCGCAGCCAAGGCAGCTGCATCTTCAACATCGTCATATCGTTTTGCCGTAAACCTCGTCCAAGTATTCGGGGCTGTCCCTGTATAAGAGTGCCCCTCAAACAGTCCGATCTGGCCGGTGTAGTCACATAAGTCTGATAGCGATGTTAATATTTTTTGTTCAGGGATCGCTTCAATTGCCGCACTTAGAACATCTTTTGCTGCGTTGTAGTTTGACCACCGCAAATTATACGTTTCACCTATTATTTCCTCGGTCACCGAGGCTCTATCACCGCTAAGCCATGCAGGGGTCCCGGATGTCCATGTAGCGCCGCCGTTAAGATAATCTGCGAGTTCCTGGAATGCAGTATCGAGGGCCGCCTTTTCTGTTGTGATGCCCCGCGCTGTTGCTCGGGAACCGAGGACTGAAACTGTATTGACTGCTACGAGAAAATCAAGCTTAGCTAAGGCCTTCTTTGCTGGGGTGAACATATCGGGACTATTTTCATCATCAAGCCTATCAACGCTCGATCCTGCAGATGTTGCCAGAGTTTTTATACTGTACCCATAGCGGGCGAAATAGTTTCTGTTTTTTAGGGTTACACGTACAGAAACTGCATTATGTCCCATGCTCGTGATCGATCTTTCTACGACGACAAAATAACCCGACGATCCGACAGGCCAAATGTCATCCGAATAGATTCCCCATTCCGTATACAGAGCGCTTTTTATAAGATCATGGCAAACGCAACTAAGGGTTATTTCTTCTTCCGCGTGTTTCTCTGCGGTGGCTATGGCATCAAGACTGGCAGCAGTTGGGTTCCTAATCGATGAATCAGATTTTAAATTTTCGATCTTTCCGCTAGTACCGGAAAGTGCCGCGATAGCGGCCTGCGCTGTAAGATTGGTATATGTCCCGGTGATTCCCGCCGAGGCTCCCCTGACAATCTGAACCGTCCTAAGATCACCATAAGACCTGGTTTTCGTTATTTCCGTAACATGGGTTGGAGCATCAACGGTAGTGAATTCGTCCCGTATCAGAAAGTAAAATTTCTTGTCCGGGCTTATGTAATAACTAGCACGTCCGACTTTTTCGGCGAGTTCGTCAAGAATCTCCGATACCTTCGAATACGTCTTTCGATAGGCACTGATTTGTTCAGTGATCGCGGAAATTCCGCCAAGGGTAATCCCCTCTTCGGCTATGTAGTCGGTAAAAATATCGGTGATGATCTGATCGATTCGCTGGTTATACCAATTTCGTTTTACCAGGCGGAAATTGAAAATGACTTCCATCGATTGGATGTCGATGGTATAGCGGCGCGGCTCGTATCCGGTGGATGTTGGGGGATCCTGGACGGTAGAGATAATGCCGTAAAAAACCGGGGTTTCGTCAATCAATATCTGGGCGGCCTGAAGAGGTTGCGGAATAGGATTGGTTTCCTTCAAGATCGATACCGTAGAAAGAGAAACAGCACCGGCCTGTTGTCTGATTATAAAATCATCGGCAGCCCTGTATGTGGTCCCGGATATCTTAACTTCAATTGCCATAGGCGGCCCCTTGGAATTCGTCGGAGAATTGCCAGGCTACGCGGCCAATTTCCCGACCGTCTACCTTAAGCTCCCCGGTGGCGGTGATATTAAATTGAACCGGCGCCGGGGTGATTGCGCCTCGTCCTACATTCCCGGCCACTGAAACCGGGCCTATAAATACGCCGGCGGTCCTGGCCTGCTCGGCGATTCCTGGCTCGAGGATCATCTCTTTATTGTGGATCCGGGCTAACTGGTCCCCTCTTACATTCAGGGTCCCAACGTCGTAGGAGCCGAAAGTCGTGTTGATGACTCCCGTAGCTACTTCAGCCGCGATGGCGGCCTGCTCATAGAGCCCGGCGAGGCGGTCTTTCAGGGCCTGTAGCTCATCCGACGAAAAACCTCCGGCAATCCCGGCGGCTATTTCTTTTCCAATGGCCGCAGCCTCGGCGACAAAGGCGTCTGTGAACACGGCAGCCTTGATCACGCTCTCCGTGATATATTCCTGCATTGAATAAAGGAAATCTTCGCGGGTGAAACCCTGGGTAAGCCCGTCGATGATCTTGCTGGTAATTTCTGCCCCTGTGCTTTTTAGTGAATCGTAAAAGGCAGCTGCTTCTTTTGTTACTTTGGCTAGAACTGCGGCGTAGGCCGTGGCGGCCTTGCTTGCCTTTGTGAATAGGTCCCGATTATCCTTGAGGGCGTCGTTCTGTTCTTTTAGGTCGTTTGTAACAGCCTGGACCGTTCCGTTTGCTTCATCGTACTGATCGGCCAGGGCTTCCACGACTCCGGCCCCTACAAAGGCGGCGGTGGCTGCTAGCCCTGCGGCGACGGCGGAGGCTGCGGCCGCTGCTGCTCCGGCGATGTTCCCAAATAATAAATTTGTGATTCCCAGCGCGGCGTTATATGCGGCCTGGGCGAGTAGCTGATAGCCGACGGATCTTAATACTCCAGCCAGGGCGCGTAGTGCCGACGTCCCGAATCCGTCCCAAGCGTCCCCGCCTTCTATGATTGACCGTCCGAGGGTTTCCATGCTCCCAGCTATCTGATCCTCTAAGGTGTTATATATGTTCCCTAGGACGTCGTTCCAGTCATCAGCGTCTGCTTTAATGTTGTCGGTTAAATTTCTCCAGGCATCCTTGATCTTATCGATAACAGGGCCAAGGAAGGATGCTTTGTGCGCCATTTCTTCAAGGTATCTTTCGTATGATCCAGCCCAGATGTCAGCTCTTTCCTGCTGTTTGTCAGCCTCGGCAATCTGCATCTCTCTGATTTGATCAGCTATCGACGAAGCAGGCTTTATCCCTTCAGGGACGACTCCAGACTGTCCAAAGGTAGGCTTGCGTTCTTTATATTCAGCCTCTAGCCCATTAAGAACATCATCCCACATTTTAGCTAAAGCATCTTCTACAGTTTTCGCTTTAGCCCAAG